ATTGCCTTCCCATACATTGAGATAAGCATCTACATCTCTAATCTTGAGATCATCCTTTTCCTCTTGTAGAACTTTAGGAAACCAATGATTGTCAGACCAATTTACTTTTTGCGTTACCGCATTATTGGGTGGCTGCACTACAAATCGCTTGTAGGTTTCGTCTGTATCTAACTCAGGATTAAAGGTAATCCATATCTCTGAGCCATCTTTACGGATTGTAGGAATCAGCGTATCCCAGCTTGATTTACTGGTGGTTTGAGCTTCCTCTATCCAGCATACATCTACACCCTCGAAAGACTTAATCTTAGTAATGTTGTGCTTTAGTCCAGCAAATAAGAACTCAGTTCCATTCTTGCCGTAGATTGCAGTATTCTGTATTTCGTAGAAGTCCTCTAACCCCATAGACTTAATCTGATCTGCTAACAGAGCATGAACAGAATCGCTAATAGAGTTTTGGAACTCCCTGGCGCATAGCACCCTTGTACTCTGTTGTAAGCCAATAACTAACAATGCCCTAGCAACGCCCCATGACTTGCCAGAGCCTCGACCACCATAGAGAACCTTGTATCTGCTTGGTTGAAACAGAAACTCTAGTTTCTCTGGGAACTCTACATTAAGCTCCATCAGGCTTTTTTAGTACGATGTTGATAGTGTTTAGGGTTTCTAAGATGCCACCATCTAAACCACTTATCTCTGTAGCTTGTACTGCCTTGCCATCTACCCTGTCGATTACTTCCTTTATAGCCCAAGGCTCACCCTGCTCTGCTGCGTCTACTAGCTTTTGAGCAATCATACGCAACTTGCGTGAATCCTCTTGAACAAGAGCTACTCTTAATTGGTTGTAGAACAGTTTGCCCTTCTTAGCATTTTGATTGCCAAGCTGACCACCACCCTTATCTCTCGATTCGAGTTCTACATTATTGTTTCCTATAGCGTTTTCCATTCCATTCCCTTTGGGTTAATGGTTGATGATGTCGCTATTCTACAACACTTTAATATAACAGTCCTTCTATTGGCTCATCGTTCTTTTCTAGCATCTTTACATCTGTAGGATCAAACACTACAAAATTAGATGTTTTGTTTTTATCAAAATAATCTTGAGCTTCTTTAGCGTTATCAAAATATTTTTGTTCTTCAGTTCCAGGCCATTTACCGACTACATATTTGCCTGATGTACTTTCTTCAGGTGTAAGCATACGAAAATTTCTACTACCTTCATCTAAATAGCGTATTCCTGTAAAGCCTGACTCTTGCATTGCTTGGCGTAGCATTAATGGGTCTTTGTATACCTTTGTTAATTCGTAATACAAATCTTGACCATCAAAATATTTATCGCCTAAAGCCTTATCAATTGCTTTGTCAAAACCCCTTGGCAAGTCCGATCTTTGGCTTAAGTTTTTAATGCTTTGCAATACTGTAGGTTGCTGGCTTAATGGTGTATCCCAATCAAGCATATTAGGGATGTCTGCATCAGGTATATCTACTTTGTATAGATTGCCTACATTTGGTGGTGGATTCTCTTTAAATCTTGCTAAATCTAGTTTCATGTCGGCAGTTTTGTTATACCAATCCATGTCATTAGCTTTTAAAGCATCTTTCATTTGGCGATCTAATCTTTGACCTACTATGTCCGTAACATCGCCATAATTGGTTTGCTGTATGCCGTTTTTAGCTACTAATTCATCGTATGATTCATTCAACATTCTTGGTAATTGACCACGCAACTCAATTCCTTCGCCAGTTTTTGTAAATTCGGGCTTGGAAAGTATGTTTTTATATTGCGTTGCTACAGCAGGATTTTCAGCAAAATACATTCCATAACCATAAGCCTGTGCGCCTTCGCCAGTTCCTACTTTATTGATGTCAAACTTACCTTGAATATTGTGAGGAGTGCCATGATATGCAGTTAAGGGTATCATCCCACCAGACTTGACCATGTAATCTTCTAACAATCCATAAGCCTTAGGCCCTAGTGCCTGCATTGTTGGCTCTATTACCTTGCCTACTGCCCTAGCCCCTGTTGCTGGATTCATAGCAGACATAGCCAATCGAGCAACATTCTCTGCGTTTGATCCTGTAGGCTGCTGAGATAGTCCATACTGCTGTGCCAGACTTTGTAAGTAGTCGCTACCCATTACAGGCTTTTGTGATCCTAAACCCATTGGCTTAAGTGCCATATTGATTAGGTCTACTGGAGCACCCAATAAGTCTGTAGGGTAGTAAGATGCGCCTCTTAGTAAACCCTGATTCATCTCTACATCTCTATTAGGCATAGCTCTGCGCCTGCCCATCTGTGGGTAACCTATGTAGGGTTGTTCGTCTAATAAAGCCATATCACCATTTCACCTTGTTGGCCCAGAACGCACCAGACATCTTGCCCCTAGCTATGTTCTTAGCGTGTCGTGCTTTGAATGCTTTATTTCTAGCACTACCATCTGGGCTACCCTTTTCGCCTTGCTGACCAAAGCGGATAGTCTTAACCTGATCGCCTTCTTTAGCCACTACAACATGGCTTTTGGTGGGATGGCTTGGAGTTCTTTTGGGCTTGTTGTACCCAGCTACACCTATACGCTCAAATATCTTGGCAGCATCCCTAATCTTCATCAGAAACGCTTTCTATAAAAAAGACTGTAGAAAGGGTCGTTCTTGATTGGGTCTTTAGCGTAGGATGCTCCAAACTCTTGGTTTCTAGCTAAATCCCTAAGTGTTGCGTCTATGCCTGTAATGTCTGATCTAGCACTTCTTCCTAAGTATGGAGTACCCATACCATAGGTAACATCGCTTGCCCTTCCGCTAATGCCAAGATTAAGTAGTTGTTCTTCGCTTAATGGTAAGTCTGCGCTCAATCTACCGCCATATGCCATACCTTTTGTATCGCCAGCGTTAAATCCTGCTCCTTCAGAAATAAGCCCCATATTAAATAGCTTTTGCTTATCTAATTCAGAAATATTGCCAGTTGGAAGGTAGTTTTGGTTTTCTTGACCACCTCGGAATACTTGTGCTGCATATTGCTCAAATGCAGGATTCATTTGGTCTGGTCTAGTGTATGGGCTTGTTTCTTGTGGCAAAGGATTGCTGTATGCGCTGTTTACATCCCTTTGATAAGCCATGCTTTGAATAAGCTGTATTAGCTCTTGATCGGTCATTTTTATACTTAGCCTATTAAGATATTGCTATCTGTTTTTGTATTTTAGAAAGTAGCTCGTTTCCTTCTGATACTAGCCATTGGTTGTATCTACTTACTTGACCGCTAAAGTCTGTATAAGAGCTTTTATAAGTTTCGTCTGCCTCAATCCCTGTTGTTTCTGGGGTCATGTGTGTACTTTGTGCATCTGACTTAATCCAGTTACCGCAAGTCTTTCCTACCAGCTCCCACCAATCATCGCCACATATATGCCATGTACAAGGTGGCATAATAAAGCCACAAGATCGAATAAGATCACCACCGAAAACGGGTATGCCAGCCATGCGCCATTCGTCTTTGTTTAAAGTATCGTCTGTGCTGACAATGTTCCAATTGGTTGCCAAAGCAAGCAGTATTTTGTCCCACTCTTGGGTTAAAGGCATTTGGTCATCACAAAGACCGCTATACCATTTTTCATTAGGGAATTTTTTAAACCCTAAATTTAAAGCTGCTACAAATCCAATATTGTCCTCTAATACTTCTACAGTCCATGTATCGGGGTACTCAATTCCTTCATACATCTCAGCATTGCCTTGTATAAGCACATAAACAGGGGCTGTAGTCTTTGTGTTTCTATACGCTTGGATAAGGTTTTTAAGCCTTTCTGGGCGTTTGTATGTAGGGACAATAAACATTATCGGTCTATGATTCCTGGTATGTGCATTACTTGGTAATTTGATTTAATTCGTTTGCTAGGGTATTTCTTTAATTGCTGTATAAATTGCCAATCGTGGCCGTATCCATCACTCCATTTGCAATCTAATGACTTTTTGTGAGCTATTGCAGAAGTTCCTATATGGCCTATTTCAAACCATACTGGTCTAACTTCTCCATCCACATAGTCATCCCAATACAGCCAATCTGTGTCTAGATTGTCTGCTATTGCTTGTAGATGTCCTTCACCGAATACATCATCGTTATCTAGATAAGCAATGTAGTCATACTGAGCGTTTTGTATCCCAATATTTCTAGTGTTTCCACTAAAGTGTGGCTGCTTGTCTGTAAAGATAGTGTTTACAGGGTATTTAGAGGCTATCTCTACTGTTTTATGGCATCCATCTGCCACAACTATTAACTCACCTATTTCTTGCGCTAGAAAGCTCTCTATTGCTCTAGGGAGCTTTTGTTCTCTATTATTTGCTGCTGTAGGGTAATAGCCTAGATAACTAGGCATTACTACACTAATCATTTTTTATAACGAGCTTTTTTCATTGCCTCGGAGATAGCAATAGCAATGGCTTGTTTAGGATTCTTAACTACTTTGCCACCCTTGCCAGAATGTAGAGTTCCTTCTTTGAACTCGCCCATTACTTTGCCAATCTTGGCTTGTTTCTTGGTCATTTTCATTTCTTTTTAGCCTTCATTAGCTTGGCAGTCTTAGCAGCTTGCTTGAAGTCTTTGGCAGTAGGAGCGTTTTTACTGCCTGGCTTATTCATCTTCTCGCCTGATCCAGCCTTGATCCTAGCTCTTTTGGCGTTGATATTTCCGTAAAGACTATTCTTCATCTTCCATCTCCATTTCTTCTTCTTTGCCCATAGCTTCCCAGGCATCACATCCGTTATTCTGGTTGCACATAAAGTCGTAGATTTCGCAGTAGCCCATTGTCTTTTCTAATCCACAATCAGGCATTTCTTTTGGTGTGCAGAAGTATTCACAGGCTTTGCACTTGCCTTCGCCATCGCCCTTCTCGCCATAGTTGGCTGTCAGAATGGCTTTTTTCATGTTGCCCTTGTTGATGTCGGCATCTTGAGTAGCTAATGGGCATGAAGTCTTATCCTCTGCCAACAAACCACCTTCTTGTTTTTCGCCCATCTTAGGCTTATCACCAAGCAAGCCGATCATAATCGTTGTTTTTTGTGGTTTCATGGTATCTGAGGAAATTTAAGGCGAACTTGCCCAAGACAATTTTAACGCTTTTTTAACTAAACCACAATGTGTACAAGTCTGGCATATTGGCTTTTAACCATGCTCCTGATTGGTCATTGTTCTTTTTGTGATCCATGCCGATAGTTTGGCTGCCGACATGGTGTACATAAGACCGACTTACATAATTCTTATATCCAGCAGCGCAGATCTCTAGGCATTGAATATCGTCTGAGTACCAATTAATCGGTTTGTAATCTACCCAAGCCTCTCTAGAGATAATCCCGAATAAAGGGGAAAGCACATTGCTTTGGAATATCTGATCTTCCTCTACAAATTTAATACCATTGCGTACTTCTCCATTCCTAATATTCTGTAGCCCACGCACATAATCGGATCTGCTACATAGCCAGCCTAAACTGTGGTGTGCAAGCAACACTTTATCTTCAATTAACAAATTAAAACTACTGGGATTTAACACTATGTCATCGTTTGCCACAATGATCTCAGGGAACATCTCAAACGCATAGCGCACTACATCGTTATAAGACTCGCCATAATTGTTGCCGTTGTTTGGCAGATTGATAGTATTGTGCCTAGAACACTCTAGATCGCTCCCAGCAACGATAACTGTTACTTCCTTTGGCACATACTCATCTATTGAGGCAAACAGCACAGGCAAGCATTTAGCGTGTTTTGTTGCTATTACTATGGCAAGATTGGCATACGAATCGTTCATTCATTCCCTCGTTATAAGATTGTAGAACTCCATCTTTAGTCGTTTTTCTGATCTTGCAACTTGTACAAGTTCTGATGGTAATTTGACTTGGCTTTCTTATCCAGTTCTTGCTGGAGTCGTTTTTTTGCATTATGTAAATCTGTTTCTAATTTATGGGGTGTCGTTCTAGCATTATGCGCTAACTGGTTTAGTGAGGCATAGGGATGGCTGACATACCTCATTTTAAGCACTTGTCTTAACTGTAATGGCAAACCCTTAATTGCTTGTTCTATTAGATCTCCGTCTACATGGTCTGGCTCGTAGTGTGGCTCTGGGTCTGCGTATAAATTACCCAGCTCTGGGACATAGTTCTTTTCAAAACTGCGACAAGTAGTTTCCACTTGTGGGCCAATAACTCCCCAAGTAACATACCAAGCCCAATTTTTTAGCCTAGATTCCATGTTGTCATTTAATTTTAATTAATTTATTGTATTATATTCAATATCTTATGGCAAAGGTAGATATGAAACAATCTGATAAAGAAGATCAAAAATTCATAGAGTGTTGGAAAAGACTTGGCTCTCCTACTTTAGTTGGCAAAGAACTAGGTATTAACCCTAGGAGCGCACTTAATCGTAGAGCAAGCCTTGAGATTAGATACGACATAAAACTGCCTACTCATGCCTCAATGAGAGATCCTAAAAAAGAGAAACTAAAAAAAATAGAGCAGACTCCGCACAATGTACGCAGAGGAATAGATGTAGATAAAGTTAAGCGAGTTATTGTATTTTCAGATGCTCACTTTACTGATACCACTACTACTGCATTTAAAGCCTTATTACTAATGATTGATACTTTTAAGCCAGAAGTAATCATTTGTAATGGAGATGCTTTTGATGGACAAGTATTAAGCAGATTTCCATCTATTAATTACGATCAAAAGCCTACAGTTTTAGAGGAGCTTAACGCTTGCCGTTGGCATTTAGATGAGATAGAAAAACATAGACCACCTGGTTGTCGTTTAATCTGGACTCTTGGCAATCACGATATGCGCTATGAGGCTTGGCTTGTTAATAAAGTACCTGAGTATTCTGGCGTTGATGGCTTTAGCCTTAAGTACCATTTTCCTAATTGGGAAACTTGCTGGTCGTTTTGGATTGGAGAAGATACAGTAATCAAGCACCGATATAAAGGTGGTCGTACTGCTGGATATTCCAACTTAGTTGGTGCTGGTGGATCTACCAACATTATTACTGGGCATACCCATGTATTGTGTAGTAGTCCCATAACTGGGTATCAAGGGACTTGGTGGGGAGTTCAAACTGGATGCTTGGCTGATCCGCATAGCTCTACCTTTGAATATTGCGAGGATAGCCCTAAAGATTGGCGTAGTGGTTTTGCAATGCTCTCCTTTGATCAAGGCCGTATGTTAATGCCTGAGTTGATTATGGTTACAGATGAGCAGAATGGAGAGTTTGAATTTAGGGGATGTATTAATAAAGTATGAGAATAACGCCATTTATTCTGGAGCAAATGTACTTGTCTTTTTCTTGCTGTCATCCGCTAAGAAATTGGGACTTACCGCCACCAGAATTAATCCAGTTCAAGGTAACTAGGGAAAAGGATGCAATGGCTACTTATCGCTATCAAGAGGATTTAGATAGACCTCATATCATAACAATTAGCCGATTAAAAAATGAGCAACTGGGAACAGTCCAAAGAAGTCTTTGCCATGAAATTTGTCATATGTCGTTTTGGAAAACAGGCGCATGGGATAAGCATGGCACAGCATTTAGAACTCGTACTAGGCAAGT